TCGGGGCAGACCAGCGGCACCGAGACGTCCCATAAGGGTTTCAAGCCCAAGACGCTGACCGTCGCGCTGCAGATCCCGTTCAAGGATCTGACCAACCTGCGCACGTTGATGCGGCTGGCCGAGAGCACGGCCGGCGGCGGCCAGCGCACCACGTACCGGATCGTCAACGACACCGCCGAGGCCTTCGGCATCCGCCAGGTGGAATTCACTGACGGCGTCAGCGCCCGGGAAGACGACACGCTGTCGCAGTGGCTCGTCCAGTTCACGCTGTCGGAAAAACTCTCAAACCCGGAGAAGGTCGAGAACCGCCGCGCCGGCAATCCGGTTTCAACGCAGTCCGCACCTGGTGATGGCGTTTCAGGGTCCGGTACCGGCGCCGACGGTGCCAGCACAGCGCCTCAGGAACTGACCGGCTTTGAAGCGGTGTTGAAGCAGGTCGACACCTACCTTGGGCCAAAAACATGAAGCTGCATACGGTGCTAACGATCGGCGGCATGGTCGTGCCCCTGGTCAACCACGACGTGCGTCTGGATCTTAAAAGCCCAGGGCGGGCGACGTTCACCGTTCAAGCCGGCAACCAGGTGCAAGGGTTGGTGACGCTCGACATCGGCTACAACGAAGCCACGCTGCAGCGGCACTTCATTGGATACGTGGAGCGATGCACTTCGGCGAATGGCATCGAGCAGGTGGTGTACTGCCGAGAGCTGGCCGCCGTGTTGGCCAAGTCCCTGCCAATGAACCTGCGCCATGTGGATCTGCGCGCCGTGCTGACCGATATCAGCAGCAAAACCGGGCTGCGTTTTCGGGTACCAGACCAGCCTTATACCAAGATTAAAGCGCCGTTTTTCTACAGCCTGGCGGCCGGGTACCAGGCGATGGACAGCATGGCCAAGGTGTTCGGCATTCCCGACTTTATCTGGCAGCAACAGGGTGACGGCGAAGTGTTCGTGGGTTCCTGGGCGGACAGTTTCTTCGGCGCTCGAGCAGCGCTGCAACTGCCGGTCGGTCTGTTTGACGGCTACCAGGGCAATCAAAGCGCGATGGTCGCGGCTCTCCCCGGGCTACGACCAGGTGCAACTATCAACCAGGGCGAGCGGATCACCAGTGTCACGCTTACCGGTACACAGATGGCCATCCGATGGACGACGCAATCAAACGCAGCGTAGAACGCCTTTTTCCTGAACTCACCGGCGGGTACCACCTGCCACGCTTTGCCCGCGTGGTGGGAGTGGCTGACGCTCCGGTCGACGCCTCCCTGTGCGACGACTTCCGCCCGCGCTACGCCGTCGATATTGAAGTGCTCGGCCAGGACGGCGAAGCAGATCCCGCCATTCCCCGGCTGGCTGGCGTGCCGCTGCCGTTACCCTCAGGCGGCGAAGATATGGGCATGTTTGCGTTTCCCCAGGAAGGCACCCGCGTGGTGGTGTGCTTTGCCTACGGATCGCCAAGCAGCCCCTATATTCAGTCGATCCTGCCGCACGGTCTGAGCCTGCCGAAGGTGCCCAAGGGCGACCAGGTTTGGCAGCACAGTGATGCGGTGCAGCAGCGCGTCGACGCGGACGGCAACTGGCTGCGCCTGACGGATGGCAAGATCCGGGATCACTCCTTGGAACGCGAAGTGGAAACCCTGGGCAACCGGGAGAAGTACCAAAGCCACACCCGCGAGGTGGAGAATCACTCGACTGAGGAGGTGGGCGGCATCAAGCGAATTAACGCCTTGGGCGCTCTCAAGCTGAATTCCGCCGGCACTGCCACGCTTGTCGCCCTGGACGATATGCACCAGGCCACCGGCCGCGACCTCAACCTAGTGGTGGGCAAGACGCACAACGCCGCCGTGAGTGGTGACATGCAGGAGAAGATCAAGGGCGTTCGAAAAAGCGTCACCGATATCAGCCAGCGCCTGCAGTCGCCAAAGACCTGGTTAGGGTCGGAAGGGGTAAATGTGTTGCGGGTACTGGGCGATACGCTCGATTTAATCCAGCAAATCGCTTCTGAAATCGCAGCTCACCAGCATGGCCCTACACCGGTACCGACGACGGCTGCAGCATTCACCGCAGATGCTTTAAAAGCCGCACTGCTCTCGGCGGAGCTCGGCTCAGTGACGCTCTAAGGCAGCCAGAACAAGGCCGTAAACTCAAAAATTCCGGCTGAGTCGCGCCGCTGGCCTCATATATAATACCAGCTTGAAAAAAATAGGCTGGTATTTGTATTCCTGAAATGTATATTTGCCAGCTCCTTGGACAAGCGGACACATTGGGATGTGGGGATTCATTGCGGTTCTAACAGTTTGCAATTTCTTTTCTGCGTTCTTAGGGTGGGTTGAGGCGGAGAAAGTTGTAACATCCGTTATTCTGAATATATTTGCAGCTATAATTTTTTATATCGCCTTTGACTATATTCCTAAAGTGAAGAGAAGTAGAAAATTAAGACCGATCGTTGAGGCTGATTTACTTCAAATATACCTCGAGGTCTTTCAGATGTTCGAAGCGATCATGAGGCAGCTACCAGCACGGCCAGTGCAGGGGCTGATAGGGAAAATTCATGCTGGGACGCTATCTTTGAAAGAAATGCGATTGGGCTTGGCTACAAAGTGTAGGGAGGATCAAGACACCACCCATAGCGTGTTTGGGAAGCACACACTACCGATTTGGGATTATCTGGCAGCCAGAGCCCAGACCTCGACGGAACTTATAAATAAAGTTATGGCACTCAGCGAGTTAGCCACAACAGAGGAACTCATAAGCGTCCAAAATCTTTCGTTGTCTCTGAAGAATTTTGACAGTAGAACGCTTTTGCCCCTGGAACGTTCTAATTGGATCGCCAGTCGCACATACTCACTTTATAATTATGCAGAAGCCACTTCTCGACTTTACAAATCGTACATGGAGTTAAAGTCTGTTTTTTTTCTTCGCTTGGATGCGCCAAACATCCATACTGCAACAGATCAGATTCACTATTTATATGCCAGGAAGGAATATAAGCTCTGTGAAAAACTTTGCAGGAAATATATTCGTAGATGGCCGGGCTCTGATTTGGGGTTTCATGTATACCTTGCCAAGTCCCTTGCAGATCGCACGGGATCTAAAAAACATTACAGTGCGCTGCGGTCCGTAAGAGTTCCATCTCGACAACCCAACGTCACTTTAAAGCCACTATCTTTTTTACTTGCTGAGCTGCTTGGTGATGAGCAAATGGTGGGCGCATTGGAATGTGCCATCGGCAACGTTTGCCTTGATGAGGCTCGGTCCATTCTCGCCGAACACCGGGAGTTGGTACGCAAGTCAGATGACATGGCATGGTTCATTCTTAATCAGCTAGACCCCAGCCGGTTTCCTATAGAACACGAGGGTAATCCCGCTGATTCCTGGTTGTGAAGGCAGCTGTAAGAGTGCTTGCTTTAAGTTGCCAAGCTGGGAACCAGCGGCCCCCTTTACAACCGATATACATAGCGTCAATCAGGTGAAATTTAAACGCGTCCGCCGTTTCCAGCCCTAACACAATCCCTTCGGCGCGAGGAGCTGCCATATCTACGCTCTGGACGGATCCGCCACTTCAATGGAAGCGAGCTGCTTATACACCTCTGCGCGCACGCCTGTGGGCAATATCAGTTTCTCGGGTTCATGGCTGTCCCCTGGGCATGCCCCATTCATCACCGGTGTAAAACACCAGTACGCCGGACTTTGTATAAGTCACCGGACCGTATTCGACGATGCCGCTCGGCAGCGTCGCCGTTACGGCAGTGCAGCTCGAGCGCTCAGGCCGGTCGGGTATAAACATCAAACGAAAGGTCGCCGTATGGGTCTGCTCCAACGTCACGACCAGGTCAGACACCCTAGAGCGCTCTTCGCCCATTTCGAACACCACGTCTGCCGGACCTCGGTAGGTCATATAGGCCACGGTGCCTGCTCCGGATCAGAGTCGATCAGCGCTTCCACTGCGTAGGCCAATGCCCCGTCAGCCAGCTCTAACATATCGCTCAGGTCGTCACGATCAATCACCTGGGACCGATGCAGCGAATGGGCGGTCCTAAGCAGCGCTTTGTGCTGAGCGCCCGGGTCCTCAAGCAGCGCCACACTGTCATTAAGTAACAGGGTCCAGGTGGCAATTGCGGCGGTTTTTTCTACGGATGCCATCTCCATGCCGTTTCGAACTCCATTCAATATACTGTATATATTAACAGTATATCGACTGGCATCCGCTACGCCATGCCGAGCCGATGAAATGCTCCTGGGAGATCCGAAGCTGCAGATGGCGGCGCGTTTTTGACTACGCACGGTTAACGATCCTGACGCATCACAGCTCTAACACAAAGCCTCGAATGCCCACCCCGTCAGCAAACCTCGCCAGCGTGTCCAGGCTCGCCCAGGTGCGCACCGTCTCGCGCTGCGAGCGCACCGGCAACCAGCTGGCCGTTGGACCACCCAGGCGCACGGCCAGGCACCACTCCCCACCCTCGTGCCGACTGACCCGCACCTCGCGCACGATGTGCTGCTCGAGGTAGCGGCGCAGGTCTTGTTCGTGGAGGCCCTCACGCATGATGCAGTTCTTCACGGCGCAATTGGGCCGCCGTGTCAAAGCCGATGCACAATGCGACGGTATCGGTGGCCAGGAACTCCCCGACGGTCTCCAGCCCCAGTACAAAGCCCTGAGCGTACTGGTGGGCAGAGTTTAAGGCCTGGACCGAGTCGGCCCCCTCGATGCTGGCCAGCAGTTTGAGCACTTGGGCCCACACTCTTGGCGGCAGCACCAGGGCGCTCAGGTCGACAGTGGTCATAGCTGGTCACCCGCCAGCAGCAACGCGCGGCGTTCCTTGGTGACGATAAACAGTTCGTCCAAGTGCCGGGCGTCGGGGGGGCTCAGCTCACCTGCCCCCAGTTGCTCAAACACGTAGTGCAGTGCGTCACTCAGCGCGGCCCAGAGTGCGCGCTCGGTGGGTGCACATTCGATCGCCTGGTAGCGTTCCAACAGCGCAGCGCGCACCGACGCGGGCGTCGCATAACCGGCCAGCGGATCCGCTTCGGCAGGGGCATCAGACATGGGGCTTGCCTTAAACAGTGAGTGGTCGGAGGTGCGTGAAATCATCTTGCCGAAAAATGATAGATCACTTTAGCGCCAAGTGATTAACGCCGCCCAGCAAAAAGCCCCGCACCTGTGGTCAAGGTGACGGGGCTGATTGAACATAAGCGGCGTTATTGGAACTGGGTCACTCACTCCGGCGCGGCGTACCCGCGCGAGCCGCAGGCGCTTCGCAGCCAGGGGTTTTCAGTTTGCCCAGGACATAGGTCACAGACCCGTGTTTGGTGCTTTCCAGAAAACCCAGCAACGTCCACCCCTCCTGAATAGCCTCATTTGCCGCCCTAACGCCCGTCGCTTCTTTGAGTTGGGAAACTTCATTCAACTCCATGAGTTGACCACTCCTCGCACTGTCGATTAAGGCCCATCGTATCGCTTAGGCTTTGCTCTCGGCGGTTCCGTCCAGATATGTCGTCAGCTTTGATGGACATGATCGACGGACGGTTGGGGAATCTTATCTAGCAGGGTTTTAAGTTCATGCCAGGGATAAAGACCGTACTGGATTGATACGCACCCTGGCAGATGAGCAAAGGGTTGATCCGCCATGTCGATGGCTTGAGCTGCCAGGCATTGACTGCACACGACAAAATCACCCATCAAGGTCCAACGTCCAGACCAACCTATCTGGCGCTCATTGAGGTCGCTGCTCCCCGTCAAGGCCACGCACCGTTGAAACACCGTTTTATGCTCCACGTCTCACCTCCTTATGGACTTTGGTCAGCGTACGCCGCTCACTATTTGTAGCGTAGGTCAATCTCTAGGCAGGACATGACCGCTCGAAAACGAAACCGCCCAAACGGCTTATCGGACCGATTAGCTGAGCATGGCCCGCAACGGCAGCCACTCAAACCGTGCCCAGTGCAGTCAAGCCCACAGCGATTTTAAACGAGTTCATGGGAGCGCAATTCCAAATACGAAGTGAGGGTTTCCATAACCCGCTCGAGGGCTTCCCGGTCTTCCGATTGCAACACCCGAAAACTCTTTATAACGGCTTCCTCAGTTTTGGACAGCCCAAACCCGTGCAGAGGCACACACTCGCCGGTGACGATGAAATGCACATCCAAACCAGCGTTTGCTATCAGCGATAAGTAATCAGCGCGGGGGATACGTAGACCACTTTCATAGTGGCCTTGGGCATTGGCCTGGACATTCCCAATTGTCGCGAGCTCCCGCTGAGTCAGTCTCCTAAGCTCACGCTCACGCCGTAAACGGTCTGCTAGGGTCATAGAAACGTCCTCCATTTTTGGCAGGATATTGCCGCAGCGCATTTCAATTTTGAAGATTCAAAAGGAGCGATAATCCCAATAAAACCACTCACTTGAATTGATTTGCGAAGATAGAGAGCAAAAACGTTTTAAAACGCACCAGCAGAAAAAAAGCTCGGCAAAAAAGCACTTATCCCCCTCCCGCCGACGGGCTTTGCGTCATTTTTTTGTGCAACTCCGAAGGTAGTGCAAAACAACCTGCAGCCCAGGCGGGCCATGGGTCTCTGCAGGCAATCGGCTTTTTCATTGTGTGAAAGGTTTTGCAAGGAAATGAAGCGCGGTTGTACGGCGACGCGATGACCAGGTGAAAGCGGGCAAACGCTGACACTCCCGGTTTCATTGGGCGAAAAACTGAAAAACTAGAGTTTTAATGCGTTTTCAAAAATGCGCACGGTCTTTTTCGGGGGGAGATGGGCTGTGCACGGGGAAAGGCTGAATCCCCTGTAAGCCAGCCGCGACGTGGCTTAGCGCCGTATTGCCGCATTTCACAGTTTGACCAAGGAATCTGAGCGAGACGAACCCCGGAAGCTGGTCTATACGACCTCTGAGAAAACGGGGGTTTTCAGGTTCTCGTCAAAAGTGGCTATTTTTCGCCACCCACTATGAAAAGGGATCAGAAATGCCCCGCAGCCCGCACAGAACGAGGGTTTACAACATGGCGAACTGATGGCCATGGAAAGTATTTTCAAAGGTATTAAAAATAAAATCTATAAAAATCAATAAGTTAACTTTAGCCATTAATAGCTTCCCAGATAGCCCCGTTAATAGCCTGTGCGGCGAAAAAAAGATGATCTGATGAATCGCTGAAAGCCCCGGTGTTAAAGGCTTACAGATGAGCTAGAAAAAAAAATACCTTTAATAGCCACTTTAAACCCCAACCTGAAAATTCTATTTTGCCCTTTAGAGGGACATATTCAACGGATCTCACACAGGTTCCGCCCTAATCCGTGGGACAGCCATGGGACAGAAATGGGACAAAAACCACTGATACACCTAGGCTGCAGCCCTTATAAACCGCGCACTAACTTTCAGATAGTATAAAACGGGCGGATTCGAATCCCTCCCTCACCGCCATATTAGAAACACGCTAAGGCCCCGACTTTTCTTGTGAAAGTCGGGGCTTTTTCGTTTCTGAAGGTTCCGTCGGGGCCGGTGTGAGTTCATGCCGCGCTCTGGCCCCACGCATAAAAAAAACCGCTCAAGGCGGCCCGGATATTCTGGCTGGGTAGTTCGACTACGTTTTGCCCTGAACCTGCCAGGGCATACGAGTTATTGGGTGATCATGATCCGGGTCGTTTTGTCGTTGTCGACTTTAATACGGTGGGCAATGACGCCACCCTGTTTTTCCAGACCGCCACCGTATCCTGTTGGGGCAAACCAGGTCACCTCGGCATCAATGAAATAGGGGCCAGGCGGTATATCGGTGAACTTGAATGTACCGGTGCCGTCAGCCTGAGTAGTCCGGATATACTTGTCGTGCTTCGGGTCGGGAGCGGCGATAGGTTTCATTTCAATCTGAGTTAAACGCCACCATTGTTCGCTGTAGCTGGTTACCGGGAACAAGTAAACCGTAGAGCCTGCGCCGTATTTAACCTCCCCTCCCAGTGTTTTCAGAAATGCCTGGCCCTCAATCACGCCCGTACCCACCTGAGGAAGACGCTGATATTCCGAATCATTGAGTGGCACTCGGGGTACTGGGGGCGAAGTCATGCAGCCACCCAGCATCGATACCACAACCACAGCAAATGCAAACTTCCCTAACTTCAT